GGTGCGGAATTTGCGGGGGTGCGAATGCTGCGGGGGTGCAAATCCTGCGGGGGTGCGAATTTCGCGGGGGTTACGGTGTAGACGGTAGACCGACCCGAACGGCCGGACGCCGTAATAGCCCCGTGCTTGATCAGCCACTTGATGGCATCCTGAACGGTCCGCTCCCCGGCACACGTCCGCATGACTATGTACGCAACAGACGGCCAGCAAACGCCCTCGTCGTTCGCGTTGTCCGCCATGCTCATCAGCACGGCCTTCTGCACCGGAGTTTTTGTCTGAATCGGCCAGCAGGCCGACATAACGATGGTGCTCATAGGGCGTCGCCCCCTCCATACAAAAGTTGATACCCCCGCTCGGCTTCCTCGGGCCATTTGCCCATGGCGATGATTCGCAGCCGAGTAAGGCGCATGCCCGGGATGAAATAGGACAACTTCAATTCGAGCGGGGCCTTGGACTCGTCGATGAACCAGTGGCATCCGCTGCAACCAAAGGCGATAGCCCAGTCGTGGGCCTTGATGCCCTTCCCCTTGCCGTCGCGCAGGCGGTTGGAATGGCAGGCCACCGTGCTATCCGTACCGCCCTGGCAGTACTTGGGCACGCGCAGCAAGCAGTTCTCTCCCTCAGCGAGCGCCAGCAGGGCGGGATTGCGGTAGATGGTCTTGGGCGGCTTCTTGCCCCTCTTGCGGGCCTTCATCGCGGCCCTGGGCGGTGGCATCGGCGTGGCGCGCATCATCGGGACCGCCGAACGCAAAGCCTCGCCGCGCTTCATGGGCGCCTTGCGGGTCAAGGGCGTGCGGCGCATCATCGGATCACCTGCCACAGCTGGCGGGCACGCCGCGTAGGAACCTGGCGCACTTCCTTGCGACGCCACGCCTCCCATATCAGGGTCTCGGCTGCAACCCATGCGGCACCGCGGGCCGTGGCACCGCGCCAGGGCTTCACTGGCACCATGTCGCCCTCGATCTGGTCGCCGATGTGGGCGTCGGTGAAAAACCGGCCTGGCAATCAGCTGCATGGCGCGCACGCACGCCTCGGCCGGCAACTCGTAGCCCTGGACCAGCAGGCGAAGGCGCGTCACGGGTGTCGTGTTCTCAGCCATGGTATTCCGCCCACATCCGATAGGGCCGGCGTACCCATTGGTGAAAGCGCCAGGCGGCGCGGGCGTCATGGTCCAGCTGGGCGCGGGTGTCGACGCGGCAACGCAGCCGCACGAATTCCGCTGCATGGTCCTGCGCCGACACGCCCTGTGGGGCGGGGCCGGCGACGACGCTTACCCAGCGCTGGAAGAGCGCCTGCTGGCAAAGCATCCCCGCCAGGCGGGCCAAGCCCCCGCCCTTCCCCGCCCCCGGCGCCACGCGCGCGCGCACCACGTTGCCCGACGCACCGCGCACCATCATTGGTACGACTCCGTCGAAGGCACGCCGGCACCGCGCACCACGTTCCGCTTAAGCCGCTGGGCTTTCTGGATGATCTTGTCGCACTCCGCGACGATGGCCGAGGCGTCCTGCTCGGAAATCTCACCATCGGACAGGGCCTCGATCGCCACAGCCGACAGCAGGCCGTTCAAGGCGGACATTTCCATAACCTTGTCTCGGGCCGCCCTCACCTCGTCGTCATGCTGCAGCGGTGGCGGCAGCACGCTGGCGGCCACGCCGTGACGGATGGCCAGCGCGATGATCCAGTCCCGCGCGTACTCGTCGCCCCCGGCTTTCTCCAGCATCCATTCGGTGGCCAGCTCGGCCAGCGGCAGGGACATGGACTGCCCCTTCACCTGGCGCAAGCGTTGACGCAAGGTTTCGGGGTGGATGGCTGCACCACGGCGCGCCGTCAAGAACGCAGCCAGGTCCTCGACGCCCCCGGGCGTACGGCGCACGGCGTTGTACAGCGCATCGTGCGGGTCGATTTGTGTGTATCGGCAGGTCATAGGCCTTGAATTGGGTAGTGTTTCAGGGTTTCGGTGCCGCCGGCCATGGCCTACATTGCGGACACACAAGAACGAATGGGAGCCGGGAATGGTCAGGGACGCGTTACGCGTGCCGGGCAAGCGCTCGGGGGGGCGCCTCGTGGCTTGATTCACAAGGAATCGCCTTCCCCAGGCGGAGTGCCGCACCGCTTACCGTGTCGGCCCGCCGCTGGTCCAGCACGTCCGGCCACTGTGAAATCGCGCCACGCGTCAACCCCAGCGCCCGCGCGAGAGCCGCGCCGCTACCGAACGCCCGAATGGCTTCTTGTTTAGTCATCGGCTTGCACTTCCGATTTTGGTTAGTGAACTTGACAAATGATATGGCAAGCATACTAAACAATCAAGCGGTTAATCTGCTAAACATGAGCACACTGCAAGAACGCCTGCGAGACGCACTCGCCGACGCCCAAATATCGCAATCGGAGCTGGCCCGGCGCGTGAAAGTCTCGCGCGGGGCGATTTCCCTTTGGCTGACTGGGGCGACGAAGGAATTGACAGCAGACAACCTGCTGGCAGCGGCGCAAGCCTTGGGCGTCAATCCGGTTTGGCTGGGTTCGGGGAAAGGCCCGAAGCGCAGCGGCGAAGTAGCTGAGCAGCCCTATTTCGATAACAACGTGGCGCCGGCGGCCGCAGGGTCGCGCCGTGTCCCACTTATAAATTACGTACAGGCTGGCGAGCTAACTGAGATAGGCGCCGCCTTCTCGGGAGAAGCCGTGGAGTACCTGCTGACCGACATGAACTTGTCGCAACACGCCTTTGCGCTGGAGATCACTGGGCTATCGATGTACCCGGACTTCAAGCCTGGCGACCGAATCATCGTTGACCAGGAGATTTGCCCCCAGCCAGGGGATTTTGTCGTCGCTCGCAATGGCGGCTACGAGGCTACTTTCAAGAAGTACCGCCCCCGCGGGCTGGACGCCAATGGCAATGATGTATTCGAGCTGGTCCCGCTGAACGATGATTACCCGACGCTGTACAGTGATCGCGAGCTACTGACCATTATTGGCACCATGATGGAGCACCGCCGGTACTACCGCCGCGGCTAGCCCAGCCAACTCGACAGCACACCGCCAGTTTGGCGGTTTTTTTTCGTCCTCGCACAGAGAACTAATCAACACGCGCGCCCAAATCGTATAGCTTGCTTGACATTAGGAAATCTCGATGTGTATAGTTCACTCAACGACATAGAGATGTGTCAACGCTCTTTAACAACCGAGGCCGCCCGTAACCAGCAATGGAGCGGGCGAAACAGAACAACCCAGGGGCAAACGCCCCGGGACTCTGTGTGCCCGGCGCCACGCGCGCCAGGCAACGCCCAGCCGGGCGTGGCGACGATAACCCCGGCCCTGTTCAGCGCTTTAGGCCCTTCAAGCAGGCACGGTACGTAGCATTCTCAAACTCCAAAACTGCACGTTCCTTTTCCGCTCGTGTGTGGTATTGCAGTTGGTCGTAAGCCAACTGGATGTTGTTCTGCCGAATACGTCTTAAGTCAGGATCCGCCTCTTGAATAGACAGATCCATCAACTCAGCCATGCTGAATCCTTCCTGTCTCAAGCTCATGGTGCCGTTGGCCCAAAGCGATACGAGCTTGCAATGATTCAGATCATCTTCGGATAGCGGTGTCGATTGACCAGACTTATAGAACATAGCTGCTGCGCCAAGCGCAAACGACACAGCCATCACGAGAACCGCTACATGTTTTTTGCGCATTCCTGCCTCTTCTTTTAATACCCCGAATCAATTCTATCCAACTGTCGTGCAGGTGGCTTCGGCCTGCGCTGCGCGCAGCCCTTAGGAGAGCGAGCCGGCGCCGCCCAGCCGCCGGCGCAAAAGCGGCTTTCCTCTCGTACGTAAGTCCCTGAGCCTCACCGGCTCGCTCTCCTAAGCCCCCGCCATGCTGACTATCCCCCAAGCGCTCGCCTGGGCGCTGTCCTTTTTCGCCGTCGCCGGCTTGATCGTCGGCCCCCTCGGTGACTACATCGCGCGGCGACATGCCGCCTCAGATCCTTGGAAGCCCAAATGCGAACAATGACCGCCCCACGGCCGGCCGCTCGCGGCCCCGCGCCGGCCAACAAAGCCCAATCCACCGCCAGCAAGCTGGCCGACCTCATCGCACCCCGCGACCTGGCCGGCAAAGGCAACTGGAGCAACGACGCGGACATCCCCCTGTGGGCATGGCCCGCAAGCCTGGCGCTGGCAGCGGTGTTTCTGTTTGGCCCGCAGATGCTGGCCTGGTTGCTGCGCGCCATTCTGTGAGGACACGGCAATGACTGCATTTTGTGTATTTGGCATGACCGAACCGATCGCCCGTGCAGCCGCCCGCAAAGCGTGGGGCAAGCACGTGGCGGCGATGACGAAGGAGGCCCGGGCATGTCTGACCGAATCGGATGAGACCGACTGGATCGACGTCAAGACGGACTACCTGCTGGCGAAGGCCAAACCCGTGCAGGTATCCGGAGCATTCGACGCGCCCCAATTCGCCCGGGATTACATCGCCCTCGCCAAGCGCAACCATCGAACCTCCCGGCTTCAAGTCATGGCAAGGGGCGAGAAACGGGACGCCAGCGGCGCCCCGCGCATCAGCAAGGCCACCAAGAAACCCATCATCGGATGGATCCCCTTCAACTTCCTCTCCTAACCTCACCCGCGGATTTCGACATGGCAAAGAACAGTGTTGACGCCTATGGCGCCAGCGGAAAAACGAACGTCCTTTTCTTCCAGCCCGATGCCCTGGTGCTGGTCAGCGACCCGAATTCGCCGCTCTACGATGAGCGCGTGCACCTGCCCGTAGACGAGCGCCTGGCGCGCAACATCGACTACCAGGGCGTGCTGGAACCCGTCGCCGTATCCAAGAACCCGGAAACCGGTGCGGTGGAAGTGGTGTTCGGCCGCCAACGGGTCAAGGCCGCGATGCTGGCAAATGAGTGGCGGGAAGCCCGGGGCGAGCCGCCCCGGCAAGTCCCGGGTGTCGTCTACCAGGGCAAGCGGCAAAACGCCCTGGACGCAATCGCCAGCGAGAACGAAGCACGCACCGCCGACACCCCGCTCGGGCGTGCGGAAAAGATGCGCAGACATATGGCGCTCGGCCGCGGCGAGGATCAAATCGCCGTCATCTACAACTGCACGATCACCACGGTCCGCGACACCCTGGCACTGCTGGATAGCCCGAAGGCGGTTCAGGATGCGGTGGAAGGCGGCCAAATCACCCTCACCCATGCCAAGGCCCTGGCGAAGCTGGAACCTGACCAGCAACGCGCGAAGGTGGCCGAACTGGTGGCGGCCGGCAAGGACGCCAAGCCGCACGAGCGCAGCCGCCGGCAAGCCGCTGTGATGGGCGAGCGCCCCCGCGTGAAGTCTCGAAAACAGATTCTTGCCGCACTGCAGGACGCCAGCGGCGACTATGCCGCAGCCCTGCGCTGGGTGCTCGGCGAAGCGAATGCCGACGCCCAGCCCGTACCGCAATCCCAACAGGAGCCCGCATGACCGCCCCCACGCCCCGCAAACCCCTTGTCGTCGGCTGGCTGTACGAAGGTATCGTCCCGCCCGTCTTTACCGATTCCGTCGTGATCTACCGCGAATGGCTGCGACAAGGCCACGCGAACATCAGCCCCGTCATTCGTAAATCGGACGCCGACGCCTACTACATCCCCGACGGCGAGGTGCGCGTTGAATGCGCCCCCGACCAGCGCGGCATCGGTATCGGCGCTTGGGTCGGATCGCGCTGCATCTACTCTGGCGGCCACGAGATCCCTGCCGGCGCTAACGCCCCCGCTGCCGACGACACCCCGCCCCGCTTCACCATCAGCGCGTCCGACCGCTTCGAGCTGACCGGCGCGGTAGGCCTGCTACGTGGGTATGACTGCGCAGGCGCCGCCGATGCCCTGCAGCGTGTTCTCGATGCCGAGAGCGCCAGTTTCAGCGTGCAGGGGGAGGACGATGCGCGGGATGCGGGGCGATACCGAACCGTCCGCAAGGTGGCAGCGGACCAGGAGAACGGCTACGCCCTCATGGCGGAAGCGAGCCGAGAAGTCGGCATCGAGGTGGGCCAGTACCCGACGCCGGAACAGTTCGACGCAGTGGTCGATCTTGTCGCCGCCCAGCAGGGCAAAGGGGGTGAGGCATGAGCCGCAGCGGATACAACGACGACGGTAGCGGCGATCCCCTGTCGCTCGGGCGTTGGCGCGGGATGGTGGCGAGCGCCTTGCGCGGGAAGCGCGGCCAGGCATTCCTGCGGGAGCTGGCGGCCAGTCTGGACGGTATGCCCGAGAAGCGGCTGATCGCTCACGAACTGAAGGCTGATGGTCAGTTCTGCACGCTCGGCGTTCTTGGCGCCGCCCGCGGCATCGACCTGGCGAAGCTGGACCCGGAGGACTACTACCAAGTCGCCGATGCGTTCGGAATTGCGCCGTGTATGGCCCAGGAAGTCGTCTACGAGAACGACGAAGCGTTCGCCGAATTCGAGTGGGTTTACGTGGAGATTTGCGGCCCTGTGCGCCCGCACTATCCGGAGTACGGAAGGCATCGCGCCACTGTCCGAGTTGCGCATGACGATCCGCCGGCAATGCGGTGGCGACACATGCGCGCGTGGGTACAGGAGCAGATCGACCGCGCCGCCCAGCAGGGCAAAGGAGGTGAGGTATGAGCCTGCAATACATCCGCGACACCTATGGCGTACCAGCCAAACGGGGCGCGCGCGTCCAATACTCGGGTAATGGCATCGCCATTCAGGGCACGATCACATCGTCTCGTGGTCCGCATATCCTGGTCCGGCTAGACGGCGACGATTTCTCGGTGCCATTCCATCCGACCTGGAAGATGCGTTATCTGGACTCCGCCCAGGTCCAGCAGCACAAGGGGGACGAGTGATGGACGACCAAACCACCGTTTGGCTCAAAAGCCTTCAGTACCTGCCCCCGCCGCTGCGCGATTTCCACGACCAGAAAGAAGTCTTCAAAACCATCCACCAGATCACCAATGTGGATGGACATGAGTATGCCCGGAGCGTCGATTGGGTGACGGGCCAATGCTACGTGATCGACATCTTCCTCTGGTTCATGGCGCGGCGCGGGTACACGCTCCAGCGCTGTCGCGCCCGAGTGCCATTCCGCGCCCTGCACGCAGATGTGGAGGAAGCCAGGAACCGGCGGGGCGCTGCATTGCCGCTGCCCAGCGCCGCCCAGCCCACCACCAGCGCAAAGGAGTGACATGGAGGCCTCAATCCTCGACCCCTGCTGCAGCGGCCGCATGATGTGGTTCGACCGCGGCGACCAGCGCGCGCTGTTTGGCGATATCCGCAGCGAACAACACACGCTTTGCGACGGACGCGCTTTCAGCATCACCCCCGATCTGAACATGGATTTCCGCGCCATGCCGTTCGCGGACAACTCGTTTTCCCTGGTCGCCTTCGATCCCCCACACCTGCGGCGCGCCGGCCTGGATTCCTGGCTGCGGGCCAAGTACGGGATCCTGGGCGACGACTGGAAGGAAGATCTGCGCCGAGGCCTTGCGGAATGCTTCCGCGTACTCAAGCCGGAGGGCGTGCTGATCTTCAAGTGGGCCGAGGTCCAGATCCCCGTAAGCCAGATTCTTGCCCTGACGGACCACCGCCCCTTGTTTGGCCACAAGTCGGGAAAGCGCGAAAAGACCCACTGGCTGACGTTCATGAAGCCGACGTTTAGCGCAAAGGAGTGACATGCTGACCCCTCAGTTAACCCTCGGGATCGCGGCCAAACTGGTCGTGGACATCTTCGCCGGCGGCGGTGGCTGGTCCACGGCGTACGAACAGGCCACCGGCCAGCATGTTCACATTGCCATCAACCACAACCCCGACGCGCTGAGCATGCACGAGGTGAACCACCCACAGGCCCAGCACTACATCGCCGACGTGTGGGAAGTCTGCCCCCGCGAGGCCACGGGCGGCATGCCGGTGGGCTGGCTGCACCTGTCGCCGGATTGCACTGACCACAGCCAGGCCAAGGGCGGCCAGCCGCGCCGCAAGAACATCCGCGCCCTGGCCTGGGTCACGGTCCGCTGGGCCGGCACCGTCAAGCCCGACATCATCAGCCTGGAGAACGTCGTCCAGATCCTGAAATGGGGTCGGCTGATCGCGAAGCGGTGCCCTCGCACCGGCCGCGTTGTCACGCTGGAAGAGATCACCGACGAGTTCGGTCGCAAGGTGAATCGTGTCGCTGAACCTGGCGAACGGGTACCGGTACAAAATCAGTACTTGATCCCGGATCCGAAAGATGTCGGTCGCCACTGGCGCCGCCTGGTGGCTATCCTGCGCGGGATGGGGTACGCCGTCGAGTGGCGCGAGATGAACGCCGCGGACTATGGCGCCGGCACCACGCGCACACGCCTGTTCATGATGGCTCGCCGCGATGGCATGCCCATCACCTGGCCGCAGGCCACGCACCACAAGAAGCCTGCCAAGGGCCAGAAGCGCTGGCGTGCGGCCGCTGACGGCATTGACTGGAGCGTCGAAGGCAAGAGCATATTCGGCCGTAAGCGCCCGCTGGCGGACGCCACGATGCGTCGGATTGCTCGCGGCATGAAGCGCTACGTGCTGGACATCGCGGATCCGTTCATCGTGCCGGTCACCCATCAAGGCGCGGACCGCGTGCACAACATCCGGGAGCCCGCGCGCACAATAACCGGGGCCAACCGCGGCGAACTGATGGTCGCAACGCCTACCCTAATCCAGACCGGGTACGGAGAACGCCAGGGCCAGCAGCCCCGCAGCCTCGATATTGGGCAACCACTCGGCGTGGCGGTAGCGGGCGGCGTCAAGCACGCAGTAGCCTCCGGCTACCTCGTCCAGGCCGGCCACGGCGAAGGAAAGCCCGGCGCGCGGCGTTGGTCCTACGGCTGCAACGACCCAGCTGATCCGGTCGGCACACTGACCGCCAGCAATGGCGGATTCTCGGCGGCGGTAGCGTTCATGGTTCAGGCCAACGGCGGCTACAACGCCACGCCGGCCCATGATCTACGCCGGGCAGCGTCCACGATCACAAACACCGGCAGCCAGCAGCAGCTGATTACGGCACACCTCACGACACTAAGGCAGCACAGTATCGGAACGGCAGCGGATGAACCGCTGTCGACCATGGCAGCCGCTGGGCAGCACCACGGACTGATTGCGGCCCACCTGACGGCCATGAGCCAGAACGTCGTCGGGTCGGATGTGCGTGACCCGGCGCAGACCGTCCTGGCCGGCGCGGCCCGCTACGGCCTGGTCGAGTATGACCTGTCGCCGGGCGACGAGGCCGGGGCATTGCAGGTAGCAGCCTTCCTGATGCGCTACTACGGCGAGGGCGGCCAATGGGGCGACCTGCGCGACCCAGCCAGCACCCTCACGACGCGCGACCGCCTGGCGCTTGTCACTGTGCATATCCGCGGCACGCCCTATGTCGTGGTCGATATCCGCCTGCGCATGCTCACGCCGGCCGAGCTGTACGACCTTCAGGGCTTCCCGAAGGAATACATCATCAGCCACGGCCACGACGGACGGGTATTCACCAAGACCCAGCAGGTGCATATGGTCGGCAACAGCGTCAGCCCACCGCCGGCTATCGCGCTGATCCAGGCCAATGCGCCGCTTGAATTCTTGCAAAGGAAAGCAGCATGAATCAGCTTGGGCTATTCGAGGCAGCGCCGGCCACACCCAGCAACCCCTACGCCTTCCACCCCAATGAGATCGGCGGCGCCATCCTCCCCTTCATCCGGTTCTGCCGGGAGCAACTGAACGCCCAAGAGGGCGAAATCAGCCTGTCTCTCATCATTGACGAGACGTGGAAGAAGGGCCGCAATCATCCCTACCTTAAGGCCTGGGATACGTTCAACAGGAAAGCAGCATGACCACCCCCACCCAAGCCGCCCAGCCCGTGCTGACGGATGACGAAATTCTGACCGTGACCCTCTACGGCCAATCCGAAGCACGGATGATCCGAAACGGCCGCGCCATCGAATCCGCCCTGCTGTCCAAGCTGCGCGCCCCTGTAGCCGATGAACGGGCGGCGTTTGAAACCTGGAACTCCATGCACGGGCAGTACCGCCGCAGTGATGCCTACGAGCGCTTGGACACCGGCGACTATGTGAAATGGCCTGTCGAACACGGGTGGAGGGTCTGGCAAGCCCGCGCCGCCCTGGCAAACGCCTCTGTGGCTGATTCCACACTGCCGCTCGAACAGGCGCTATACGAGCTGGTGGACAAAATCGACGCTGGACTTGATACCGGCGATATTCTGCAAGACGCACGACGGGCCTCTACCGCGCTGGACGCCATCATGGCAAGCGCCCCTGTAGCTCTGTCCGGAGTCGAACGGCAGGCCGTCACCGGGCTGATCGCGGTGGCGCGCGCTGCGTTCACCTTCTGCGACGACGCGGAAGACACAGGCGTCGCCACGGTCAACGTGGACCGCGACGACATCGCAAAGCTGGGCGAGGCGCTGGACCTGTTGGACGAATTGCCGGATGACCAGCCTGGCTACTCCATGGGACCGAGCAATCGCGCAGAATGGGCGCTGCGCCGCCTACTAGGTGTGGCAAGCGCCCCTGTAGCCGGGGAGGCGCAGCCGGTTATTCACCAGCACGGCTTCGCGGCCGACAATCAGAGACTGCGGGCTATCAACGAATCGCTGGACAAGCAACTCGAAGAGGTCATGGCCGTGCGCGACGAGTACCACGACATGGCCGACAAGCTGGCGAACGCCATTGCTGACCATCTGCTGGTGGAAATCGGCGAACACAGCAGCAGCAATTGCCCCTGGATGCGTGCGCTGGATGCCATCGAGAATGCCGCGCCCCAGGCCAGCCCTGTAGCCGGGACGGTCCAGTCCACGGATCGGCAAGAGGCGCTGCGCATTGCCGGACTGCCCAACGTGGACGCGGCGTTGAGCAATTTCGCCAACGATTGCACCCAAGATAACGCGGTCGGGCTGGTGCAGGCGATTCTGGATGCCGCGCCCCAGGCCAGCGCCGAGGCCGAGCTGCGCGCCGCCTACAACGAATGGCAGGACAAGACCGATTTCATCCAGGAATGGGTGCAGTCCGGCAAGCTGCCAGTGAAGTACCTGGGCTGGCACCGTGCCGACGTGATGCGCGATCTGATCGAGCAGGCTACCCCCGCGCCCACGGCGGTAGAGGGTGTAGACGATGTGGCGCTGCCGCCTATTCCCCACGAATGGGCACCGATCATTCCTTCAGCTTTTGCCGGCGCTTTGCTGGAATGGGCGAAAGCGTACGCCCGCGCCGCCCTGTCCGCGCAACCGGGAGCTATTCGAAATCCTCTAATAGCTGAGCTATCCGGAAATTCCGGAGAGCTGGATTGCGCAGCCCTGTCCGCGCGCAAGGAGCCGTCCAAATGACCAGATACCGCGCGCTGCGCCTGATGGGCTGCGGCTGGTTCACTGCGGGATTTATCGCCGCACTCAACGAGGCATTTGGTGTCCCGAAAAACGAAGTGCGGTTCATGAATGTCGTCATCGCGATTGACGATGCCGCCCACCCCGACCACAAGGACGGAGGCGACCATGCCTGACCTGCCCTACCTCGCCCTGCTGGGCATCGCCCTGGGCGCCGTCGTGGCGCTCGCCCTGGCCCTGCACCGCTGGCTCAGCCGAGAAATCGAAAAGGAAGAACGGGAGGAACGATGATCGAACGCCCTATTCTCTTCAATGCGTCCATGGTCCGCGCCCTCCTGGCCGGCACGAAGACGCTGACGCGGCGCGGGAAAGGCCTGGAATACTTCTCCCAACCAGAAAACGACCCCGACGGGTGGCAGTGCGTCCGCGTCGATGACGGGCACGCCTTTATGGTCTACAAGCACATGCCCCATGAGCGCGCGGTTAAGTGCCCCTACGGACAACCCGGCGACCGGCTGTGGGTGCGCGAGACGTGGGCCTACGCCATTCATGCCATGGCGGCCGAACGAGACGAAGACGGCCCGTTCGTGTATGCGGCGGTGGGCACCACCCAAGGCCGGCTCAGCGACCACTGGCGGCCCAGTATCCACATGCCGCGCAGCGCCTGTCGTCTGGTGCTGGAAGTCACGCGCGTGCGAGTCGAGCGCCTGCAGGACATCAGCGAAGCGGACGCCATGGCCGAAGGCTGCTCCCCGGCGTGGCTGGATGCCGCCGACAACACCACCGTCCACGCCGAAGCGCCCCCCACCTACCGACAGGGTTTCGCCCGGCTGTGGCGAGAAATCAACGGCGACGGTACCTGGGCTTCCAACCCCTGGGTGTGGGTTGTGGAGTTCCACGCCCTGGGCGCCCCCAATCAGGAGCCCAAGCCGTGACCGCCCTACTCGTCCTGGCGGTGCCGCTGGCCGTCGTCATCGGCGCCGGCGTCGGGGCCGCCTCCAGCCTGGTACGAACCAGGCGGCGGCCGCGCCCCCGATATTTGAATTGATCACCGATACCCCGGCCCTGCGGGGGTTTGTTTTGGAGGCGATATGCTCACCCTGACCGCCGCTGAGATAAAGGAAATCACCCGCAAGCAACGGCGCACAGCACAGGTTAAGGTGCTGAAAGCCCTGGGCATCCGATATCAAGTACGGCCTGATGGCACCATCCTGGTCTACCGACGGTACGTCGAGAAGGCCGATACAATCCCGACTCGGGAACCGCAAATGAGGCTGAGAAATGGGCAGACCGCGCAAGTCTGACAGGCATTTGCCGCCCTGCGTCTATGAAAAGCACGGGGCGTATTACTACGTCAAGGGCGGGAAGTGGACGCGGCTGGCTGCGGATCTGCCTACGGCATTGGCCGAGTACGCGCGACGGTTTGATAACCCCAGAGGGGGTATGGCTGACCTTGTGGAAAAGGTACTGACCCAAGTGTCCCCCAAACTATCTCCCAACACCATCCAGCAGTACAAGATTGCGGCGGCGCGGATCAAAGACGCTTTCGCCGAATTCGCCCCGGATCAGGTGCGCCCGAAGCATGTCGCTGCGCTGAAAGTCGATATGGCAGATACGCCGAATATGGCAAACCGGGTCCTGTCGTTCCTAAAGACTGTATTTGTCTATGCCGTAGAGTGGCAGCTGGTAGATAGCAACCCCTGCATCGGCATCAAGCGTCATAACGAAGGCAAGCGCAAGCGGTACATCACCGACGCGGAGTACGCGGCGATCTACCACCACGCTAACCCACGCATGCAGGTCATTATGGATTTGCTCTACCTCACTGGGCAGCGCGTGGGCGACGTTCTGGCCATCAAGCGATCAGACCTCACCGAGGACGGCATAGTGTTTGAGCAGGAAAAGACTGGAGCGAAGTTACTTGTTCGCTGGGTTCCGGAGTTACGCGATGCTGTCGTGCGCGCCAACGCACTCAATGGCAACGTCCTGGCGCCAACCTTGTTTCGGACGCGGTCGCACGGCAAGGGCGCACCCTCCTACGGCACGACCAGGGATCGATGGCGCGAAGCGGTCGAAGCAGCTGGCGTCCAGGACGCCAACATCCACGATATCCGCGCCAAGTCCCTGACGGACGCGAAGCGCCAGGGCAAAGACGCCCAATTGCTCGCCGGACACGCGTCCCCGGCAATGACCGATCGATATATCCGGCTGCGGGAAACCTTGATTGTTGACGGGCCCACATTCAACCGCCAGGCGATGAAAAGCGCCTGAGTTTTAGACTGTCTAATATAAGCATGTCGCAAGTTATTGATTCTAAACATACTCCCATGATGCAGCAATACCTGCGCCTCAAAGCCGAGGCCGGACCGCTGCTGTTGTTCTACCGCATGGGCGACTTCTACGAGATGTTCTATGAAGACGCCGAACGCGCCGCGCGCCTGCTCAACCTCACACTGACCAAGCGCGGCAACTCGAACGGCACGCCGATCCCGATGGCGGGCATTCCCGTGCACGCCATGGAGCAATACCTGGCGCGCCTGGTCGCGCTGGGCGAATCGGTCGCCATCTGCGAGCAGATCGGCGATCCCGCCGCCGCCAAGGGGCCGGTCGAGCGCCGCATCGTGCGCATCGTCACGCCCGGCACCCTGACCGACGAAGCCTTGCTGCCGGCCAAGGCCGACCGCGCGCTGGCGGCGGTCTGCGTCACGGGCAAGCGCGAACCGCGCGCCGGCCTGGCCTGGCTCAACCTGGCCAGCGGCGCCTTCCATGTCACCGAGTGCGCGCCCGGCCAGCTCGAGTCCGAACTGCATCGCATCGCGCCGGCCGAACTGATCCAGGCCGAAAGCGCCGAGCTGCACATGGCCTTCGAAGGCGCGCGCACGCGCGTGCCCGATTGGCATTTCGAAGCCGACGGCGCGCGCGCCCAGTTGCTGGCGCACTTCAAGACCGACAGCCTGGGCGGCTTCGACGTCGAGGACATGCCGGCCGCCGTGTGCGCGGCGGGCGCCCTGCTGCGCTACGCCGCGCGCACCCAGTCGCAGGCGCTGGCGCACGTGCAGACCATCGCGGCCGAACGCCCGGGACAATATGTGCTGCTCGATCCGGTCACGCGCCGCAACCTCGAACTGACCCAGACCCTGAGCGGCGAGGAATCGCCCACGCTGTTCTCCCTGCTCGATGGCTGCCGCACGCCCATGGGCAGCCGGCTGCTGCGCCGCTGGCTGCACCACCCCCTGCGCGAGAACGAACCGGTGCTGGCCCGCCAACACGCCATCGCCACCATGCTGACCGCGCGCCAGGAAGGCGAACAGGCCTTTGCCGCGGCGGCCTTGCTCGAGACGCTGCGCGATGCGCTCAACGCCTTTCCCGACATCGAGCGCATCGCCGCCCGCGTGGCGCTGCGCTCGGTGCGCCCGCGCGAGCTGGCCAGCCTGCGCGACGCCCTGGTCGCCCTGCCTGCCCTGCACGCCAGCCTGGCGCCCCTGTCCGGCTCGCCGCGCGCCCGCGAGCTGGCCGCGCAGCTGGCCATGCCGCCGGACATCGGCGAGCTGCTGGCACGCGCGGTCGCCAGCGAGCCGGCGGTGGCCATCCGTGACGGCGGCGTCATCGCCGCCGGCTTCGACAGCGAACTGGACGAACTGCGCGCGCTGGCCACCGACGGCGGCGATTTCCTCGTGCAACTGGAAGCGCGGGAACGCGAACGCACCGGCATCGGCAACCTGCGCGTCGAATTCAACCGCGTGCACGGCTTCTACATCGAAGTCTCCAAGGGCCAGACCGACAAGGTGCCCGAGGACTACCGGCGCCGCCAGACCCTCAAGAACGCCGAGCGCTACATCACGCCTGAACTCAAGACCTGGGAAGACCGCGTCCTGTCGGCACAGGACCGTTCGCTGGCCCGCGAAAAATGGCTGTACGAGCAATTGCTCGACGCGCTGGCGCAGTATGTGCGCCCCCTGTCCCAGTGCGCGAGCGCCCTGGCCGAACTAGACACGCTGGCCGCGCTGGCCGAACATGCCCGGCGTCACGACTGGGTCGCCCCCGAGCTGATCGACGGCGCCGAGATCGACATCGAGGCAGGCCGCCATCCCGTGGTCGAGCGCGCCATCGAACGCTTCACGCCCAACGGCTGTCGCCTGGACCAGACCCGCCGCATGCTGTTGATCACCGGCCCCAACATGGGCGGTAAATCGACCTATATGCGCCAGGTGGCCCTGATCGCCCTGCTGGCGCGCACCGGCAGCTTCGTGCCGGCCACCCGCGCGCGCGTCGGCCGGCTCGACCGCATCTTCACCCGCATCGGCGCGGCCGACGACCTGGCCGGCGGGCGCTCCACCTTCATGATGGAGATGACCGAGGCGGCCGCCATCCTGGCGGCCAGCACGCCGGCCAGCCTGGTGCTGATGGACGAAATCGGCCGCGGCACGTCCACCTACGACGGCCTGGCGCTGGCCTGGGCCATCGCGTACCGCCTCCTGACGCACAACCGCGCGCTCACGCTGTTCGCCACCCACTACTTCGAGTTGACCCGCCTGCCCGCCGAACAGCCCACCGCGGCCAACGTGCACCTGGCCGCGGCCGAGTCGGCCGGCGGCATCGTGTTCCTGCACGAAGTGCGCGAAGGCCCGGCCAGCCGCAGCTACGGGATCCAGGTCGCCCAGCGCGCCGGCGTACCCGCCGCGGTCATCCGCCAGGCCTCGCGCGAACTCGAACGCCTTGAAGCCCAGGGCGCGCCCACCCCGCAGCTGGGCTTGTTCGCCGCGGCGCTCGACGCGGACGTGCAAAGCCAGGCCATGACCGAGCAGGCCGAGGATGCCGCCGCGCTGGCGCAACTGCGCGACCAGCTTGCGGCCATCGACCCCGACAGCCTGACCCCGCGCGAAGCCCTCGACGCGCTATACCGCCTCAAACAGCATCTGACATGAACCCTGCCACCGCGCTCGCCCTGCTGGGCGGGCTTGCCCCCGCCGACTTCATGCGCCGCTACTGGCAGCGCAAGCCCTTGCTGATCCGCCAGGCCATCCCCGGCTTCAAGCCGCCGGTCAGCATCGCCGCCCTGCGCCAGATGGCGCGCCGCGACGACGTCGAAGCGCGACTGATCTGGCGCGAACAAGGCCAATGGAACATGGAGACCGGACTGGACCTTGCTGGTGCAGAGCGTGGACCTGCATCACGACGCCGTCAGCGCCCTGCTGCAGCAGTTCCGCTTCATTCCGGACGCGCGCCTGGACGACATCATGATCAGCGTGGCCGGCGATGGCGGCGGCGTGGGGCCGCACTTCGACAGCTATGACGTCTTCCTGCTGCAGGCCAGCGGGCGCCGCCGCTGGCGCTACGGCCGGCAGAAAGACCTGTCGCTGCAGCCGGACCTGCCGCTGAAGATCCTCAGCCGGTTCGAGCCCGAGGAAGAACACGTGCTCGAACCGGGCGACATGCTTTACCTGCCGCCACAGGCCGCGCACGACGGCGTGGCCGAAGGCGGCGACTGCATGACGATCTCGATCGGGTTTCGCGCACCGTCGCAGGCCATGCTGGCACGCGGCCTGCTCGAAGCGGCGGCCGACCAGGTCATGGCGCGCGTCGGCCTGCTGGGCGGCCCGTATGGCGAGCCGCCCCTGCCGGGCGCGCGCCTGGACGGGCTGTACCGCGACCCGGGCCAGCCCGCCGTCGCGCATCCCGCGGCCGTACCGGACGGTCTGGTCGAGGCCACGCTGGCGACGCTGGACCGCCTGCGCTTCGACGAGGCGCTGGCGGCGCGCTTCCTGGGCTGCTGGCTGACCGAGCCCAGCCAGCTCAGTGTGTTCGACACAGGCGGCGATCAAGTCGACCTGGAAGACAGTTGGCCCGCGAGCGGCGCGCTCGTGCTGGATAGGCGCAGCCGCATGCTTTACCGCGGCCGCCAGTTGTTCATCAATGGCGAGGCCGCCAGCGTCGCGGCCGAACCCGCGCTGCGCCACCTGGCGGATGCCCGCGCGCTGGCCTGCGACGACCCGCGTTGCGCCAGGCTGAGCGACGAAG